TTGAGGGGTACGATGGGGGCAATCAATATTACATTGCGTCAAATCTGATTCCGGTTGGCGAAGATGATGTGGACAGAGGTTAAATGTTAGCAATTCTTGAAAATCGTTCTGCACAAGAACCGCCGGCGATGGCTTCCTGCTTTTTTCGAGGATCGGATACTATCACGAATGCTAGGAGAAAGTTTTCACACTTAGAGCGATTTGCAGAACGGTTGCTAATGCCGGTAGTCGTCCGGTGGTTTGCTGATACAAAAAAAAAGGTTACAAAGGGAACGGAAAAGATATTCAAAGCGGAAACGCCGTATGAGTTGGCTGAAAACATAGCGGATTGGGATGCAATTGAGCAAGCGGGAATCGCCGTTACGAAACCGGCTATACATGCCATTATTGGCAAGGGTGGCAATGCTGCGTTGCAGATTGCGGGCGAATCTGGCACGCTTGATACCTTGACAACAAGGGTGATTAAAGCCGCTCAAGAACAATGCGCATATTTGGTGTCAGAAGTAACGGAAGAGACAAAGGCGGGCATCAGGACGCTACTTGTTGACGCTGCAAGAAATAACGAGACGGCACAGCAGATCGGCATGAAGCTAAGAAGCCGTGTTGGGCTTACGGAAAGGCAAATGGGATGGGTCGCAAACTTTGAGGAACGCTTGCTGATCGACCGACCGGACTTGTCAAGGGCGGGGATAGACAGACGCGTTGCCACGTACGAGAAAAGACTGATCCGCCAACGCTGCGAGACGATTGCCCGAACGGAATCAGCGAGGGCGTTGTCCGAAGGTGAATTGATGGGCTATGAACAGGCGGGACAGTCGACGGTGATATTTCTAGCTACATCAGACGCTTGTCCGATATGCGCCGGCATGAATGGCGACCGATACTCGATTCAGCAAGCGCATGGCGTTCAGCCAGTGCATCCCAGATGTCGGTGTGATTGGTTGGCGGGCGGGCGATAGGAAGGGAATCAGGAAGTGGCGGGAAAGAAAGTTGCATATACGAGATCAACAGTAATTGACATGCAAAAGCTTTTTGACGTAACGGGGCATTTGCTAGAAGTCATTGAAAGGGCAGGTACGTATCTTGAGGAAGAAGATAATGCCGCTATTGAAGACGCATTGAATCTGCTGTCTTCATTGGGATGCAAATTCAATGCGTACGACATCGAAGGGCTTGTTGCCCGTATACGAGGGAAATCATGAGTCTCAGAATCGAAGACTTGACAGAGGCAAATATTGCTGATGTATCTATAGCGGATCTGCATTCTCTGAGAATGAGATGCGCTCAAATGCTGTCGAAGTCTGTAGATGATAATGCTGAATCTCGGTATCGGTTGATCCGGAGCGAATTCGAGAAGAGGGAAACAGAGATCAAGGAATTTCCGATTGACCGGATACTGAAAGCGAAAGACGCGCTTCATGAGATCGAAAAGCAAAAGAAGGGTGACTTGGAGAGCAAAATCAGTTTTGATGTGAAGATTTTCACGAAATCCGAAGACGAACGGATCGTTTCGGGCGTTGTATACGCGCCGAACGAAACCGACTCTCAGGGAGATTTTGCAACTGCTGAGGAAATCAAGAAGGCTGCTTATGGATTCATGGAAAGTCTTTTGCACACATTCAAACAAAATCATATTGGAGCGCCGGTCGCTGCCACCATTCTGGAAACGTATCTCGCACCGATAGCAATGAAAGTAAACGATCAGGAGATCCCAGAGGGTGCATGGGTGCTGACGACGCGAGTCAACGACCCGAAGATTTGGGAAGACATCAAAAAGGGCGAGATAACGGGCTATAGTATGGCGGGATCGGCTGTATTTGTGTAAAACAGGCGGATGGGAGATTAGACATGCCGCAACTGACGAAAATAAAACTAGACGAGATCTCTTTCGTAGACAAGCCGGCAAACAAGCGTCGGTTTTTGCTATTCAAACGAGAAGAGACAAATAAAGAGGATGAGCGAATGACTACGCTGTATAATATTTTTAAGTCGCTTATGGGCGACGTGGAAGTTAAAGATGCTGAAAAGAAACTGGACGAACTTGCAAAAGCCGACAAGACAATGGGTGATATGCTGATGGCGAAATGGCAGACTATACAGGAATACGACAAAGCCTTGCCTGACGACCTGAAAGACGCTATGCGGTCCGTCCTGAAAACCGCTGTTGACCTGATGCCTGCTGAAAAGGCTGAAACTGACACAAATGACAACGCTGAGGGCAAGAAAGAAGATAAGAAGTTGCCTGACGATGTTGCACAAGAACTCAATACTCTTGTTGGCGGGATTGTTGCCGCCGTCAACTCTATCCTCCCTGACGATCAGAAGATAGTCAAGGCGGAGGATAAGCCGCTTGAGCAGGTGCAGAAGTCTATCGAAAAGCTGAAAGAAGCTATCGCAGGAAAGACGGAGAAGGTGGAAAAGAAAGACGACAAAGACGAGGGCGAAGTTGCAAAGGCGCTCAAGACTGTTACCGACCGGCTTGAAAAGATAGAGAAGGTCGCGGGTGTTTCCAAAAAGCTTGAGGGCGACGAAGACGACAAGGACAAAGACAAGAAAGAATACATTGTTAAAGGCGAAGACGGCAAAGTGATAGGCTTTAACTGGCTTTCACTGACCGAAGAAGTTGAAGAGACTGAGTAGACAGCGATTCTGACCAAATCGCTTTGGCAATATGACGACCTGACAACTGAAAACGAGGGGACAAAATGCTGACCAATAAAGCACTCCTGACCGATAAGAAAACCTTTACAAAGATGGTTTCGCTTCCGAACATTTCTCTCGCTGCCGAAGAAGCCGACCGTTTCATTGACTATATCGTGGATACCTCTGTTTTGAAAAACAGCGCACGAATAGTCAGAATGAATAAGGAGACGAAGAACATCCGGGCGCTTGGGCTTGGTGATTCTCGCTTCCTTTATCCCGGCTCTACCTTCAGCGCATCCAATTACCTGACCGAATTGTCCGAGAACAACATCACGCTGACATCCAAAAAGCTTCGTGGTGCTGTCCGGATACATGACGACGACCTCGAAGATAACATAGAGGGCAATGCCTTTGCAGATCACATCATGCGGATGGTGGCGGGGCAGATAGCGAACGAACTGGAGGAGATATTCTGGATAGGTGACACCCAAAGCGTTGGCGGTTTCGCTGCGACTGACGCCCGATCCCTGTTTGACGGATGGCGTTATATGATCACCAATGCCGGAAGCGGGGAAGACTACGAAAACGATGTGTCTGGATCTCCGACCGTCCTGGACGGCACAAGCGATTTTACCAATGCCGGCGGGATCGCCGCTAGAGGTTCTTCTGCACCGTACGATTGGGAATTTAAGTATTCCTTGATGCTGAAAAGCCTTGACCCCAAATATAAGAAGGGCGGGCTGGCAAATCTCAGGTTCTATCAATCCGATCGGGTGAGTCAGGACTATGTTGATGCCCTGGCTGCACGCGCCACCATTCTTGGCGATAACGCCATCATAAACGGCGAGCAAATGAAGTTTGGAAGAGTCCCGATTGTAGACGTTCCGACAATGCCAACAGCTATGACGGCGGGCGGCGTGTATACCGGCGGGGCTTATGCTGACTGCTTGCTGACTCCAAAAGACAACTTGATCATCGGCATCCAGAGAGATGTCAAGATTGAGGCTTCCAGAGAAGCGGCTGACGAGTCAACGTACTTCTTCTATACGATGCGGATGGATAACGCGATAGAGAACGTCAATGCGTGCGTGCTGACTGAAAAGCTGACAACCGCATAGACGATGCTGAAAGGGGATTCGGCAAATGTACGAGATCATGAATCACGGGAATAACAGACGGATTCCAATAGGACCCGGAGAGATTGCAGAGCTTCCGGCGCGAAGATCTTTCTACACGAAAGACAAAACATTTGTGGAGAAAGTTAAAGAAGCCGTTGAATCGCTTGGCATCCCCTATGTCGAATTCAGGGAAACCGGCGGGGATTCCTACGAAGACATGAAGGTTGCCGATCTCCGAAAATTGGCACAGGAGAAGGACGTTCTGATCGAGCATGATGATAGGAAAAAAGACATCATCGCAAAGATAAAAGCGAGGGAATAAAAATGGCTGCTGTTGATTGGACTGGTGTAGATAAAACAATATCTAAGGGCATCGCTCCGCTTTTGGTGGATGCCTTCACAGATGGCTTTGATAACGATATAAAGCTTGAATACGGGAATAAACTAAGGTTGGAAGACTCCGGCGGGGATTATCACAATATTTACATATCTGGTACGACTTTGGTGATTCCTTCTACTATCTCGGAGAACCGCGCTGACGATGCCACTATGTACTTTGGAACGGGATCGGATGTCGGGTTCAACTGGGATGGAACGGATTTCCACATTATCGCCGCTGCTGATGATAGTATAATCAACTTTGGTGATGGAACAGAATCTTTCGACCTCAAGGTGTTTGGCAACACCGCGAATGATTACGCCTATTTCGACGCTTCCGGAAACATGCTTTATCTGGACGGTGTTGATCTCTGGCTGAAAGATGCTGATATTCTGTATTTTGGCGACGCAAAGGATATTCAGGTGCGCTGGGACGCAACCGACCTCGATATTCTGCCTGTCGCTGACGATAGCGTAATCAAGTTTGGTAACGGCACGCTGTCGCTTGACCTCTGGGTTTATGGCAACACCGCTAATGATAATATCATCTTTGACGCTTCCGCAAAGACGTTGAGCTTTGATGGCGTAGATGTCTACATGGAAGACGCTGACAACGTCTCGTTTGGAGACTCTCAGGATGTAGTCGTCCAGTTCGACGCTACTGATTTCACCATTACCGGAGCGAGTGACGATCTGGTGATCAAGGTTGGCAATGGTACGCAATCTTTTGATCTGTACTGGTATGGCAACACCGCAAACGATTATGTTGCTTTTGACGCTTCCGGCAATGCGTGGAGCTTTGGACAGAATGATCATGGCATAGATGTCAACTTCTACGGTGCGACCGATGGCGTGGTGATCTCTTGGGACGAGTCTGGAGACGAACTGGATGTCACGGCGACAATCGAGATGCAGACTGCAAGCAAGATTCAGTTCCGCGATACGGCGGTCTATATCAATTCTGACGCTGACGCTTCTCTGAGTCTTGTCTCTGATGGCGCAATTAAGCTGAACGGTCGCGTCTGGTTCCATGATGCAAATACTGAGGAACTTAGTGGAAACAAGACTCTCGTTGTGACTGATTATATGCTCCAATTCATTGATCCGGCGGGTGCCAGAAACGTGACCTTGCCGGCTGAAGCCAGTTCGGCGGGTCTGATGTTTATAATCGTAAACACGGCGAATGCGGCTGAGACAATCACCGTCAAGGACGACGCAGCCGGAACTGTTGTGACTGTTGCTCAGAACTATCGAGCAATTTGCTTCTGTGATGGCACGACTTGGTATGGAATGACCTGCACCACGTCTTAAACTAACCATCCCGTCTTGTGATTGACGTTTTCTCGGTTGCCGAAACGGGCGGCGACCACCTTTAACCTTTTTCTCTTGAAAGGAGATTTTCAAAGTGACGGAAAAGAATTCTATGATAGCAACGAATGGTGAAGTTCTGGCGATTACTCAAGTTTTGAACAAAATGGCAAAGCTGCCTACCTTGCCAGTCAAGGGTAAATATTGGATCGGTAGGGATGTCAAGCTATTCAGGGATATTGCCGCTACTATTGAAGAGCAGCGGAAGGCATTGCTTGATAAGTATGCGGACAAAGATGACAAGGGCAAACCGATTATCGAGCCGGTTGAAATAGATGGACGAACGATGGAAAAATTCAAGATGTCGGACGAAGATGCTTTCCGGGAAGAATTGCAGGGGCTTTTTGACATAGAGACGGATGTCGAGTTCTTCCCCATCAAGCTTGAAATGCTTGGCGATGCCGAAGGAATCACGGCAAACGAGATGGTGGCCTTAGACATATTGATTGAGGCTGAATAACTGACGCACGAGCCGCCGCGTGCGTTGGTTGGAGGCAGGGGCGTTCTCCTTTCCGTCCCTGTCTCCCCTTTCTCAGGAGATACTTATGTCAACAAAGAATGAGTTATTTGGTTATTTGCAGAATCTCAATGGCTATAAAGGGCTTTCTTCATCACCTGAACTTGAATCGGAAAACGCTACAGGCGATAAAGTCTATAAAATCAATTTTCGCTATCAGGAAGGCTGGCGGCTATCGTTTATCGACATTTACTATGTTGTGATAAATGAGGGACTGCCGGATGAGGAAGCCTTTATCTTAGATCGCGAGCCAAAGACGATAGAGGAGATAGTGAACGCACAGCCGTAGGGGAAACAATGAGCGATACTCTTGTGCTAACGATAGCCGTCGGGGATGAATACAGCCAGATGGCGAAGATAACGCACCCGACGATAAAAGCATACGCGGCAAGGATAGGGGCTGACTTCCTGTGCGTCGATGAGAGCAATTCCACATCGCCGCATTGGGAGAAGTGCCAGATATACCACCTGCTGAATAAATACAAGCGCATCTTGTATCTAGACACTGATGTTATCGTGCGTGACGACTGCCCGAACCTGTTTGACGTCGTACCAGAGGGCAAGTTGGGAATGTTCAACGAAGCTCCCTTTGTCGGCGGGCGGGTGCAGTCAATATATGATGCGTGTAATGACTATGACACGACCGCGCCGGAATGGAATGGCAAATATTACAACAGCGGCGTGATGGTCATATCAAGGGCGCAAAGACAGCTGTTCAAGAAACCGGCTGTCGAGTCATGTAATTTTTACGAGCAGGGCTATCTTAACTTACAGATCATCAAGCAGAAGGTGGAGATGCTTGACCTGTCCTACCGTTTCAATCGCATGACCTGTATGGATCCCATCACCGGCGAAGAACGACATGCGGCATATATCATCCATTATGCAGGTTTCCCCGATCTGCAATTTGTTTTGGATATCATACCGCGAGATATTGAAAAATGGGGAAACGATAGTCCTGAATACAAATATCAAAGACATATCGTGGTAGATGTGTCGGGCGGCTTAGGCGATCAGGTCGAGGCTGAACCAGCGATACGGTACATGAAACAGCATATCTATCCCGAAGACGATATTACCGTCCTGACGCACTTCCCAAGATTATTCAGGCATATAGAGGGCATAAATGTATTTGAGCATGGTGAGTTTATAGGAGAGCCAGACACGCCATATTATTATTGTCGTTCTCTACCGGATGTTAAGGCTGTGATGTGGAGTATAGTATCAAACCTGCTGTGCCATACGGTCGATTTTTGTTCGATGGCGTTATTAAGGCGCACGCTCCCTTTGAAAGATAAACAGGTGAAATTGAAGGTTGGGGTGGATGATTTTACTGAGGTAGCGGATACAGTAGGCATACGCAATCTAAATGAGCTTATCTTGATACACCCCGGTAGGCATTGGGAAAGCAAGACCTTCCCCGTGGAGTGGTGGCAGGAGATTATTGATGGGCTTGTGGCAGCTGGCTTGCCGGTCTGCATTATCGGGAAGGAAGAGGACACCAGAGGCACGATGCCGGTAGCTGTGCCGGATGGCGTGATAGATACGAGAGATTTACTAACGTTGGGTGGGTTAATGGCTTTGATTTCACAGGCAAAAGTTACCATATCGAATGACTCATGCCCGATACACATAGCGGGCGCATTTGATAACCACATTATCCTGATACCTAGCTGCAAGCATCCCGATCATCTGCTGCCATTCAGAAATGGTAGCCAGGACTATAAGACAGCGGCTTTATATAAAAAGTTGACAATTGATGATTGCAACACTCAGCCGACAGCGGGCTTGGAGAACATCCAGAGCGGCGAATTCGTGAAGGGCGATATAATAGACTACCTGCCCGATCCTGCTGACGTGGTTAAGCAAGCGAAGCAATTTTATGGGGCGGTGAAGTAGATTGGCAATATCGTACCATTCCGGCGCGCTAAAACCTGACGGCTCTGCATGGATGTGGGGGAATAATGCATGTGGTCAGCTTGGGGATAACACAACTAATCTCACATCTTCCCCTGTTGCGGTCGTCGGTGGATTTGAATTTACGCAGATAGCGGTGGG